TGTATTGCTGGATTACTACTAAACACACCTCTCTGTACTATCAAATTATTACCATCTTTTTCTTTTATTCTCATTACTTCTTGATCAATCTCTATGAACATTCCTGGAGCAAATGTAGCACCATCAACAACCTTGATTAGGGTTTTGACTTTATCAACTCCCGAAGATAAGGAATTGGCAACATCGTCATTATAATCTTTGGTGGCTTGTGGAACAACAGTGTATCGTTGCTCCCTTGGAGCTCGGATAGCGGTAGAGTAATCGATTTGAACTTTTTTGATAATTCCGTTTTCATCTGTTGGTACCTCTTGATAAAAGTATGTTTTCGCAACGAAATCTAGATCATACTGGATGAATCTTCTAGTTGAAAAATCACCTTCGTATTCATCAGTAAATGAAACGTTTGCTAAGGAAAATGAAATATCTCTCTTCTCTTCAACACCTTCTAACATATTAATAGTAACTGTATATGCTGGTTGGAAAAATGGTAGTATTTGTTCTATTATTTGTAAAGCATCATCTTGTAATTTTGTAGCAAAACTAAGTCTGAACCCTACATCATAAGGAACAGGTAAGTACATTTTCTTTAACTTAGTCTTATCATTGGGAGACTTCATAGTAAACTTAGTTATCGGTGCACTCTTTCTTGTTGCATCGTAACTGTATGAAGATATCTCAAAGGATAATCTAGGTAATGTAATTGCTACATTATCATCAAAATTTGATTGCTGTTCAACTCGTGCAATGAAACGTTGAATTGGACCATAGGCAATAGGTACCTTGACCTGACTAATAGACTTACCATCACTTGCAAATTTTTTGATCTTTATATTATTAAATAAAGTACCAAATGCAATAACAGTTTTCCTTATTGTTTCATTGTAAAAATAATTACCAACCATTAGACCTCACCAAAAGGATTCTTCTCTGTAAAATCAAGTATTGAATCAGCTTCCGTTTCAATGGTTACACCACTGTTGAAAGCATCATCAGTATCATCATAATTAATCGTATTTAGACGGTACTGTGCTCCATCATTATTGACGATGAGTTCACCAACACTGAAGTTACCACTGAGGTTTCTAGCAGTAAGTGTAAGTGTAGGTGCATCGTAACTTGTAACAAAGGCAGTTGAAAGAGATGTTCTACCCTGTATCCAGTTACCATATTTGAATGTTCCTATACCAGTTGTACCAGCATGTCCAACTGTAATTGTTGGTGGAACAGTATATCCATAACCAGGATTTGTAACCCTAATTTCGTAGAGACTATCGTTCCAAAGGAATGCTTCTCCTGTTGCAGTTCTACCTCCAGCAGGGGCAGGGCTGAATGTAACCTCTGGTGGGAAGATATAATCAGATCCAGTATCAGTTATAGTAACAAGACCAACACCACCTGAATTAGTCGCTACACCAACTACGGCAGCAGCACCAGAACCCACACCATCTTCAGGATGGAATGAGATAGATGGAGACATAGTATAACCTGTACCAGGGTTGGTAACATAAATCGAACTTACTCTTCTTCCATGGAAGGTTGATGAGGTTGTAATCGCCACAGCAGTAGCAGTTACTCCACCACCAATAGGGGCAGATATCCTAACTTCGGGACTTGCATTGTATCCACTTCCTCCATTTGTAAGTAAAATAGAAGCAACACCATTTGTTAAAGAAGTATATGCTTGGGCTGTATTACCAATACCGAGAAGTGTCAATGTGGCATTGTAACCAGCAGTCTTCATATCATCATCAATAGTTTCTATACCAGTAGCAATTACCTCGTCCTCGTACTCGAATGGTTCTGTATGAAGTGTATATGTATAGTTCTTACGTAACTGATAGAAAGTACTTACATCATCTACGTACTTGATTTCTAAAAGTAAATCCCTGAATGGAAAATAAAGTAAATCACCTTCAAGTGGACGTGTTGGATTCTTAGATAATCCCCTCTGCCCTGCCATCATTGGTAGTACATAGTTATTATATCTCTCTTGAGATATAACAATCTTCATTTCAGCAGTAGACCTAACACCAAACTTTGTTAGGAGATTATAGTTACTATCAAATCCATCGTGTGATTCAATATATCCTTCAATTGGAAATGATCTATCAAATTTTGAACTAGACACTTCCCTCATAATCGTCTTTGTATTGACGAATACACGAGGCATATAAACAAACTCTACCCCGAACATTGCAATCTGTTCGTCAATTAAATCTTGTACCAGACCTTGTTCAGATTGAGTACCTTGTTGAAAAAATGGATTTAATGCCATTAGCCAATCATATCCAATGGTGGTAATTCAAATTCATTATTCATCTTCTCTTCTATAGCTTGAATCTCAGACACACCGTCTTCATACATCTGTCTACCATTGAGTTCAACTCCACCAGGAAGTTTCACTCCTTGGAATTTCATCATATTTTGTCCCCACTGTCTCTTCAATAAAGCAGTAAAATATCTCTTGATAAATCTATCATTATATACTTTAGGAAAATCATTTGGATCCAACACTCTGTAACAACGAATAATCAAATGATCACCTGCTTGCATACTAGATGCATCCACATCAAGATAAAGTCTGTTCTGCCTTCTATTCCAACGTATTGCTTTATCTGGGTGTAGTATGAAATCAAGATCTTCAAGATATTTTTTCACATTAACATAACTCAATAGTTCCATTGAACTAAAGAAATAAACATCATTCAAGAATAACTGATAGTTAATATTGAACATGTTTGTGCTGATAGCACGGTTATCCAATTTGAATACTCTTTCTATTCCTATTACAGCATCGGGAATCTGAATAAAGTTTTGGTTCTCTTCAAATACAAATGAGGTAGTACCTACACCAGTTATATTAGTGGTTCCAGTTGAAGTTGTTATACCTATTGATAAATCATCTCCTCTTGCTCTAGTTGCATCTAAAAAATCTTGAGTTATCTTATGCTTCAAATACATCAATTCAACACCTTCCATGTGTCTATCTTGATATAATATGATAGCATCATCCAATAGATCCTCGACCTGTTCGTCAGCTACATTTATTTCTAATACAGGAGCTCCTAATTGTCTCTTCCCATATTCAGCTAATTCTTGTCTAGTGCTTGGATTCGCCATTTATACTGACTTTTTTTGTATTTATGTACGTCTTATACAGACATCTATTTGATCACCAACATTTGCAGCAACAGCATCTGCAAAGGTAACAGCAGGGTCACCAATAGAATAATCTACTGTAGGTGTCTGTTGAACACCATTGATAAACACCTGCATATTTTCTTCTGTAATAGTTGTAGCAGTTGGTGTAAAGTTTACTTGTTGATCTGTTGCTGTAAAAGCATCCTCTGCATCATCAGAAACAATTTCTACATTATCACCTACAGCACATGGAGATACTAATGTTACAGGTGCAGCAACACCATAGTCTGTACCATTTCTAAGTTTTGTTCCATTGATATATACCCTAAAATATTTCTGAGCAGCACTACTACCTGTCAGAGTAAAGAGTGTTTGTCCTTCTGTTGCAGTGAAATACTCCTCTTCAATAGTATGATTATAATAAACTACAGTTCTAACTTCATCTCCAACATCAGCACCTTCCTCAAGTGTAACTGTTGAATTTGAAGATGCAGTAAAATCTTTTGTTGCATTACCAGCACCACTTGGTCTCATTTTCAGACCATTGAGAAATACCTGAACACTTCTGGTATCAGTACCATCATACCAAGGATGTACTGTAGTAAATGCAGTTTGACCTTGAGTACATGTAGTTACACCAGCAGATATAGTTGTAGCAGTACCTGTAGCACCTCCACCACCTGATAGAGTCTTGAAACTTAGAGAACCATTTCCATCGGTTACAAGAGCTTGATCTTCACTCCCATCATCTGACGGAAATCTAAATCCAGCTACAGTTGATATACCAGTTGAATATATGTTTCCATGTATTGAATTACCAGTAAACGTAGCAATACCAACACTTTTTATATTATCAAGTTCACTATGTCCGTTTACAACTACTGATCCGAAACTACCAATACCAGAATAAAATCTTCCTGAACTTGGATTATATGTTAAACCATTAGACTTTATTTTTTGATATCCTGTCTGCTTATCTAAGAATGCTACATGGTGCCATTGGTTACCACCATCTATAGCGGTTTCAACCTTTGAAGAACCAGATGATATACCAGATATTATATTACCTGGTGTTGTAACAGTAAGGTTAGTTGTCTGTATATTAGCAAACGTACCAATACCAGATGATAAAATTTGTGTTGTTGATATTCCTACTTCTCTTACAGTCGTTCCTACACCAACACCAGCAGCAATAAAGACCTTACCGTCTGCTGTATTGATAGCAAATTCTCCTACATCTAACGTAGTAGGATAATGTGGTACCTTTCCAGCGACATTAGATCGCTTGATTTTGATATTAGGACTTGCCATTCATTAACGGTATATACCTTCAAATGCAGTAGAGACTGCTAATTGACTATTTATGTGTTATAATTAATAAGGGTTGATTTATAAAATGAAGACACTAGCTGTGCTAACTGGACCACAAGGTTCGGGCAACCACCTTTGGTCAAAAATCTTTTCACTACACGAAGATGTCTTCGGGTGGAAAAGTCTCTTAGATAATTACTGGGAGCCACACCGAATAAGTGAGCCCTTTGCAGCATACTGGAGGGATCCATCCACGTTGCATAAATTCGACTGGTCGCAAAGCGAATACTATTTTACCTCTATCAGTATCCCACTTGGCATTAAAAATAAAGGGACCAAATGGTGTCCAGACGTGGTGCAGTTTTGCACGAATGCTCAAGCCTTGGGTATCAATACCAAGGTCTTAGTCATAGGTAGGGATCAAAATATTCTGCGTCATCAACAGAATAGGATTAGAGAAGAATCAACTGTTTATCATTTCTTAGATCAGTTACCCAAATTTGACAAACCAACATTCCTAAGTTATGAATTATTATACCTGTATAAGGAAGAGTATCTAAAATCTTTAGATGTTGGATTCCCAATAGCATGGTACGAAAGAGATAAGATCAGAGAGATATTAGAATTGGATGCCAATGATAAGTACATTACTCCTGTAGGTGATCAAATTTTAGATGATGGGAATAAAACAGGAGTTCCTTTCCCAGACAATCCTAGCAAGGGAGATTATACTGAATCTAAATCAGGTGATTATCTCCCCTGTTGCAACGATAAACCCTGTCACTGTTGATTATGAGTATTTGGAACGAATACATAAGTGCTTATAGAAGCATGTTACCTATGAAGTTTGAACGCTCATGGGCTAACTGGGAAGGTAAAGGAACTACCTTGAATGCTATGGAACATGCTCATCCATATCTACTCAAATCAAGACAAGTAGATATATCTAATGGTAAGCATACTGACATCTTCAACTGTATAGCATATCCAAAGACAGGAAGTAACTTGCCTTGTTTTGGTATGGATCTAATGGCATTCAACGAGAAAAGAGTTATTCTAGTTTTTGATTTCCAACACCCTAAAGAAAATTATCCATATCGTGTAGAAGGATTACCAGTATGTACAGAAGATTATCGTTTCTTTGAAAAAGGTAATCACTTCTCAGAGAATATTTTTGTAAGATACTGCAAACCAAATGAAGTAAATAAACATCTCGATATGTTCAA